CGCTTGTATCTTTACCTATGCCTACACGTCTACTATTTAAAAATAATACACTATTATTTGCTAAATAATCAGTAACCCTTTGAAAGGTTGTAGAAATAGCACTTGCAATTTTTAAAAGTCCATCAGGAGGTGTGAAACTTGGTAAATTTGTTAACTGACTTCCATCAACAGCGGGTAGTTTTGCAGTTGCATCTAACTGAACTAATTTGTTTGCTACGTTAAATGTGTTGCCTTGCGTGGTTACGTTTGCAGAAAGTCTTGAATCTGAAAGTGTACCACTTGAAATATTTGAAGCATTTGTAGTGTCTACATTTGCAACATTACCAAGTCCAACACTTGTCTTATCAATTACAACATCCCCACTACCCAATAAACTATTTGAATTTACGGTCTTAATATTTGTACCCGAAACAAGTGTATCTTGTTTGCTATTTAAAGCCGTTTGCGTTGCACTTGAAATAGGTTTGTTTGCATCGCTTGTATTGTCAACATTGCCTAACCCTATGTCACTTTTAGTTAAAACAACAACACCCGTTTGACCATTGACGCTATCGACATTACCAGCAGCATCAATAGTTACTGTGTCTGCGTTATTATCGTACGTTAAAGTGATATTATCACCAGCAATTACATAATCTTCAAACTTTTTATTCGCCATAAGTGATAAAATTTCCGTTATTTGTTGTTAAAAATGCGTTCAAATTGCTCAATAAAAAGCCATCAAAACTCGTTGCAATGATTTTTTCAGTTAAACTTGGAGTATATGATACAGCGTCAACGCTTAAAGTAGTTTGTTTTTGCATTTGACTTGGTGTATAAGTCTTATTATTAGTCGTTATGGTGATGATTTTTTCCATTAACTTGGTGTATAAAATACCTCAGGTGTAATTGCAAGTTGAACTTTTAATAAACCTTCTTCTACTAACTCATCGGCAAGTGCTGGATTTAAATTTGAACTTGAAATTTGTGCGTAAACTTGGTATAAATATTCACCTTCAAAAAAATCATAGTCGTTTTCGTCTATTACAAATTCATTATATCTTTCTGTAAATGTTGAAATATCATCACTCAAAAAAGCATACGTTTTATTTGTTTGTCTATGCGTCAAATAAAACAAGAAATAAGGGTTACTTATTGTAACTTTTTCGGATAGTGTCAAAATCCAGTTCTTAACTTCCCCTTTAGTGATTAACAACATTATATTATATTAGCAATACTTTAGATTTGTTACAATAAAAAAAGGGTGACTTTCGTCACCCCATGAACAGATATGAAAACAAGACAGAAATTTAGATTCCTAAAGTAGTCAATACTGAAGATTGAATTTTGTACGGAGCCTCGATGTCCATTGCTTGCAATGTAACTTCGTAACCAGTACTATCACCGAAAGCAACACCAGTATTTGCAACCATTGAACTAACATCACAACCTGATTCTTTACCTACTAACCAATATTCGTCATTATTGGTTTTTACGATACAGAAAACACGACCTTGAGCCAATAATTTTAACTCATTACGTTTAGTTGTTGACAATCTACGTAATTTGAATGCAACGTCACATTGATTGTAAACCGTTCCATTTTCAACACTTACGTTAGTTGTGTTAGTCATTGATGCAGTTGCTTTTGGGATGTCGTATGTATATACATCCCCACTTGCTACTGATGTGGCTGTAACCTCACCACTTGCAACTGTAAATCCAGTAGATGTCCAGTTTATCAAGTAGATACTTTTAACGCCACCTACTGCATCTTTGCAGTCAAGTGCGAAACTTTGTGAAATTAAACAAGCCATTCTTTATTTAAAATTAAAGGGTGAAATAAACTACTTCATCAGGGAACGCCAATTGTACGCCATATTTCATTTTTGCTTTGAAATATACGTTTTCAGAAATTGGGTCAAAAACAAATTTATATTGCTCTTCTTCGTTTGCAAGGTCAGTACCTACAAAGAAATTAGTCAAGTGTGATGCTACTAATTTGTCAGTACCATCCAAACCACCTACAGCAATTAATTTCATATTAGTACCTGGAACAATCATTTCCATTACACCAGCCTCAGGCATATAGTGGTAAAGGTTAGCGTTTTTCAAGTTAACCAAGTACTTTTTATATGTGTCGATTCCACAGAAACATACCAAGTTTTCTTTTGATGCAATTCTTGAAGGAATAGCAGCATAAATAGCGTCTAAAATATCATCAATGTTAGATGTAGTGATAGACGTTGCAGAAATTGTGTTTCCTTGAACTGGATCACCAGCACCACCAAAACCAAGAGCAGTTAAGATAGTTGTAAAACCATCAAATTTGTTGGTATTAGGGTTAGTGTTTGATGTTGCAGTTGTACCTTGCCAAATTGCAACTTCCAATTTTTCAGCAATTACACTTGCTTTTTGCATACCAATTTGTTCTTCAAATGGTAAAGATTCAGGAGAACCAGGTGCAATTTGTGTTTGCATCCATTTTGATTCCAAAGTTTTAGGACACAATGTTTCTTCAACAGCAATTTTACCTACTGTGATAGTTCTTTGTGTGAAAGTTGTTAAACCTGATGGAGTAAGTCCACAAGCATCGCTTTGAAAATACACGTCAGAAGAAAGAATGTTCAAAGTTTCAGCAGATTTAATACCTACTTGAACTTGTCCAGCATCGTACATTAAACGTGCTGTTTTACCACCAAAAAGAGCAGCACTCAAAAGATTGGTGCTTTGTTCATTGGTGTAATTTGCGAGAGATGATACTACAAATGACATTTTATTTATTTTTTAGTTGTTGTGCTAATTTTACAATGTTTGCGAATTGTTGCTCTTTTTTGCTCAATACTTCAGGTGCTTTAGTTGGTTCAGCACTTGGAAGGTTTGCAACTTTTTCTACTAAATCAACGGTTTTTGAAAATGCTTCACTTTGCTTTTCAAGTTTAGCAACTACGCTTTCAAATTGTGCGGTCAATTCAGCAATTTTGCTTTCTAAATTTGATACTACTTCATTGAACTTTTCAATTGTTGCAAACTCTTGTGATGCTTCAATTTCAACTTCAACTTCAGGTGATGGTTCTACAATTTCAGAAACAACACCACCAACGGTTGTAACCAACATACCACCTTCAACTTCGTGTGTTCCATCAGGTGCTGGAATATCGCCTTCAGCAGTTTCTACCAAAATAGCAGTTCCAACTGCCAATTCACCTTCCCATTTGATTACAGTTCCATCGGTCAAAACGGCACTTGCCATTTCAACGCTTTCAGGTGCATCGTTGAATTTCAACATTGACCTGATTTCTTGAATTAAACTTTTTGAGTCCATTTTAAATTATATTAGTTATATGTTTTTTTTGTTGCGTTTTTTATTTGCCATTCCACTTTGATAGCAATGATTTCAAGTCCTCAAGTAATTTGTCATCTTCTGACATTGGTTCTACAAAATCAAAATAACCTTCTACACTAAATCCATTCCAAGTTCCATCCTTGCATTTTGACCAAATTGAATCATCTTCTACAATGTACGAAACAAACCAACTTCCGTCTTTTGCATCTTCAAACCCAATAGGTGGATTTATACCACGTTCAAAATCCAAAAGGTACGTTTCAAATAATGTGCAACCTTCTATTTTTGTTCTATGGTCTACGTTTACGCTGTTATATTTGTTGTTTAACGCCCACTTCTTTGCAATTTTGTATATAGTTTCCTTATCAAAGACAACGTAATATTCACCACGCACATCGTCACGGCGATAAATTGGCAAATCAGCCAACATAGCAGCACCCGAAATAATCCTTTTTTCTTCATTTTGTATTGCAAAAGTTTTTTTGAAAGTTGACATTTTACGTTCACACCATCTCAACATTTCTTCACCACCCCACAATAGATAAGAAATAGTGCCACACGCTTCTTTATCGTTAGGGTTATAGTATTCTTTTGCACGTGACAAATATGAATAAGTGCGTTTGATTGTTTCTTCTGACAATGGTTCACCATTTGCAATTTGTTGCCCCCTTACTTTACCCACTTGCGTTGCACATTTATTGCCTAATTCTTCGTTCAATCTTATACCACGTTCTGCGTTTGATTTTGCTGCTTCCGGGTAATCGTCAAAAGATTCAAATTTATCAAACTTCAAAAAGTCCTTTTCGATTGCTGGTTTATCAACAAGTGAAATAAACTCAACACCACTTTCTAAATCGTCTTCTGAAATTGTTAGTTTATAAATAGGTAACATTTCTATATATTAGTTTTAAAGTTAAATTGTTGCGTTATTCTA